CTTTTTTGTCCTTGAACTTTTTCAGACTGAGTTTCAGTCGGATTAGACATCTCTACAGGGATTCCACCCTTTGCATAGCCGTCTTTGTTCACGAACTTTTTCATATCTACTTCTTTTTTCATCGTTTTTTCCTATTTTTAGACAATCCCGCTTCCGAAAGCGCAATTGCAATTGCTTGTTTGCGAGATTTCACTTTTTTAGGTGACTTACCAATGTTTAATTCACCTTTTTTAAACTCTCGCATTACCTTTTTAACCTTTTTTTGTCCTTTTGTCATTTGTTTTCCCATCTGTTGTCTAGTTATTGCCAAAATTTACCTTTGCTTGTTGAACTCCCATCTTTGCAAGTGAGACTCCAGCCCTTAATTTAGCTAATTTTTGGTTTTGTTCAAGTTTTTCTTCTTGAATTCCTTGATCCATCATGGCTTTTGCTTTATCTAAAGCCAATCTGTTTTCATCTTCTTGTTTTTTACGTTCATTTTCCATAGCTCGTAAATCAACTTCTCTTGATTTAAGTTTAATAAGTGGATCAGAATCAAACTGTGATGTAATTTTGTTTTCTTCCATCATAAATTCTTGTGTCATTTCAGCAATTAGTTTAGCTTTTTTTGATTCAATTTGTTGTGTCAATTGTTGAACTTGTTGCATTATCTGTGGATTTTGCATGGCTTGTTGTTGCATTAATTGAAGTTGTTGTAATTCACGTGCAAATTCTAACTGAACTTGTTCTTGTGCCATGATGCTAATGTGTTCTAATATATTTTTTTGAATTGCGCCCATAACGATAGGAGCATTTCTCACCATGTTCAATTGCATAAAGTTTAAGTGTGCTTCAATGTGTGCTCTATGATCTTGTCCAGGAAAGGCTTGAAAGGGTTGAGTCGCTAATGCCTTAATATGCTCTAAACTTGGATCCATTGGCATCGGTTGTTCTGGGGGAGGTAAAATAGAACTAATATCTTTTACTCCTAATGCTTCATACATCGATCGATAAGCAGCATATAAATTATGCATCTGTGGATTGGTTTGTGCTAATTGTAATTGTGCTTGTGCCATGGATATTCTTTGTGTTTGTGAAAAAATATTAGGGTCTGCTACAGGTAAAATGTCTACTCTTGCATCAAAATCTGTTGCTTTGATATTTTTTTGTGCACCTACTACATCATAAGGATATTCTTGTGGTAAATAAGTAGCAAAAATATTTGCGAGTAATTTAAACTCTTGTTTCAGTCCCACATACAATCGTTTATGAATAGAACTCATGACACGCGATCCGCGTTCCAAGAGTGCTACGGTAGTTCCAACAGCCGCGCCTTGATTTCCATCGCCCACTTGCATGTCAGCAATACTCGCGAAGCGTTGACCGGCTTGAACTACTGCTCCTAATAATTGAAATAGAACTGCACTTGGTTCTTTAAAAGGTAGTGTCATAAAATTATCACGAATATTACCTCCTGGAGCGTCTACATCTCTAAACTCTCCAGGCTGTAATGGTTGTGCATCGTCCCTAACTCGTAAACCTCTGGTTTTAAATCCAGCAGGTAAATTAGATAATGTTCCAGCATCGAGTAATTGTCTAAGTGCTGAAGTTGCAGTTCGTGTTAATCCACCAATCATGTGAATTAAACCAAAACCATAAAATCCTAAACCCGGTAAAAATTTATAATGAACAAAATAATTAATTTTTGTTTTTTTTAAATCATCCTGTTTATAATTTCGTCGAATGGATAAAATTTTTCTTGAATCTTTTTCAACTGTTACAACATATGGAAGTTTAATACCTGTGGGCTCACCATTTTGATCTGTATCTTCAAAACCTTCTAAATCAATATTTACGTGACACTCAAGTAAAGTGTAAATGTCATCTTGTTTCGTTTGTTTAATACCTTCAATCTCTTGTTCTTTTTTGGTAATCTCATCACTGTCCATTGCAGGTTGTTGGAGATCAATGTCTTTATAAAATCCTGCCACTTGTTGTTTTCGTAAATCGTTTTCGGAAATTTTAATTTCATGAATCACGGCTTCAGCATCATCTAAACTGGTTGCAGAATAGGGCACTACCAAATCATCGGCAGGTATAAATTTAGAAACCGCTCGCCCTAATAGTTCATCGTAATAAACTTTTTTGAAGGTTGATCCACTCAAGGGAAGGTAGAACAACATTTGATCAAATTCGGGTTCATATTCTTTCATCTGATCCATGATTTGGTAATTCATAAAATCTTTAACACGAGTAGCTTGATCTACTTTTTGTGGAGTAATGGCACCTAAAATCTGAGTTCTAACTGGACCGTCTGCTGGTAAAAGTTCTTTATAAGCTTGTGCTTGAAATTGAGTAACTGCTTCTGCTAATACAGGATGATTCACACCAGATGCACCTCTAAAAGGTTCGGTTCTTTTTTCATATTTAAAACCTAAAAGATCCAAACCATTTCGATAAGTATCTTCCCAATCTTTTCTAGATTGTCTATAATCTAAATAATCAGAAGTAAGTTTAGAACCTAATGGATTTAAAATTTCATCATCTAAAACTTCAGATAAATTTCCAAAATGACCTACTTCCCCCATAGGAGCTGTAGATGGATCAAAAGAAATTTCTACTCCTCCATCTTCAGTTTGAATAATTTCAGGTCCTTCAGTTTCTTCTACAACTTCTCCAATACTAATTTCATTTTCTGGAGTAACAACTTCTGTCTCCATAAACTCAGCGTCTTTTGTATTAGGTAATGCTTTATCTATTTCTGCCATTTTGTTAATCTATCTTGTTCTGAACAAACTTTCAACACCTTCTGACATAGGACCTCTAACAGGTGGAATGGTTTTTGTCAAACCTGTTTCTACAGTCCCACCATCTTTTAAGGATAATACTCCATAGGTACTTAATATTCTTTTTAAATCTTCATCGGATAAAATAAACCCTAATCTTTTTAATTGTTCTACAACACTAGTTCTTAATTCTTTTCCTGCCATCGATGTTGTTGGTGTTGGTGTTGGTTCAGGTTCTTTATAACCAATCGTTCCTGGTTTTGGTGGTAAAATAGTACCTGCTGGTACTAAACCAATTGGTTTTTTAGCTCCTTGATCCGCGTCTCCTGTTGCTCCTATTGGATAATAGTACTGTTGTAAATTACGTGCATTAAACGCATCTTGACCAAATTGATTAATTGCAGCAGTTGCTGTAGCAGGTAAAGATTTAACATCTACAGATACTCCACCGGCTTCGTAACCAATTCTTCCTCCATCTTTCATACCTATGCCTTGTCCCATTAAATATGGATTTTGTGCTTCCTTTAAAAGAACTGTAAGTTCTTGAAAACCTGCTTTGTTTGGTACATTAACTCCTAAAGAAGATGCTGTTTCTAACATTCCCAAATAATCTTCTAATTCTGGATTATATTTTCCTGCCATTTTAGCTTCATTATAATCTATGAAAGAAGGATAACCATATACTTCATATGGATTAAAACCAAATCTTTGTATATATGAACTAGTCATTGGTTCAGTCATTGTAGTCATTGGATCACTTACAGTTTGAGGTGCTACATAATTTTGAACTTGTGGTGCTTGTGTTGTTCTTCCTTGTATATTAATAGCAGTTCTAGCTAAAGCATCTGCAATAGATTGTTGTTTTCTTTGAGAAATAAAATCATTTGTCATTCCTCCTTCTTGCATACCAAATCTTATAGGTACTCTTTCTTCTGATTCTAGTTCAGATAATCTTTTTCTTCTTCTATAAAAATCAGGAGATAAGAAATCAAGAGATCTTGATAAATCTTCAATTCTTGGTGGACCAGGGACCCTTGGTATTTCTGGTGGTTTTACAACACCAACATAAGAAGGAAGTGTTGCTAAAAAACTAATAGGGTCTAATCTTTTTTTATAAGCTTCTTTAGATAAAATATCTTCACTTGTAATATAAGGTTCAACTTTTGATCCTTCTCTTTGTTCAAAGAATGTTGGATAACGATATTCTGGTTTTCCTTCTTTTGCTCCTATAATTGCTGCAGGAAGTTCATCTATACTTTTTAAGTATTCTTGAAAACCAGCTAAAGGCGCTCCGCCAACAAATTTATACTCTTCGCCTGTTGGAAGTTTAACAGGAATAATGGCTTGTGTTCCTACTGCCATAGGATCATAAAATTCACTTTTAAAATAATCTTGAACCAATTTTGGAGGTGGTGGTGGAGATGGTGGAGTTTTTGCTTGTTCAAGAGCTCTTATTACTGGTACAGTTATAGGTTTTGATCCCATTATCTTACTCCAATGGAACGTTTAGCAACAATTGGACTATAGATTAAAGAAACAAGTCCACCCTTTTGATAACCCATTCTTCCGCCATACATTTTTTTCTCTCTTTTTTTATTTTTTTCTTCTTCGTACGTTCTTCGTAAAAATTCTTCTTTACTAATTGGATTACCTT